CCGATGTACAGGATAAACTTAATAACCAATTTTCCGGAGCTAATGCAGCTTACCTAGATACTTACGCTGGCAAAATGGGTATTTTATCTAACGCTGCAGGTGAGGCTACCGAAACAATCGGTAAAAGTTTAATGGAAAGTTTGTCATTATTAGCCGGAGACGGCAATACGATCCAACCCTTAGCCGATGGAATGCAGGATCTAGCTACGTATACGGCTGAAGTAATTACAGGTATATCGACCTTAATCGCAAAATTTAAGAGCTTGCCGGGAGTAGATAAATACATTACTGAAATATGGCCGGAAATTCTTAAGCGCAGTATGTTCGGTCAGCTCGGAGAGTTTTTTCGCAGATTTGGAAAAGAAGCCGTCCCACCCGGTATGGGCGGCTATCCGAGTTCAGCTCTAGGCGGTACTTTTGTAGATCCTAATGATGCAGCTCGTAAAAAAGCTGAGGCGGCTGCTGCTAAACGAGCTAAAGATTTAGCAGCGGCTAACGCTAAGTCAGCCAAGGCAGAAAAAGCAAAACTAGCTTTAACTAAGGCCTCCGCCGCTTTTGATAGTACCCGGATCTCTATAGCTGCAGCTCTTAGAGCTACCTACGACAAAGAGACTAAACTACGCCTCGAGGCGCTTATGCTCATCGAGGAGGATAAGGGCGAGGCAGCTCTCAAGAAAATCGACGAGCTCGCTAAATTCCAGAAAAACGCCGATATGCAACGCTTAGCCGGTGTCGAGGAGATCAGTAACGCTACGTTACAGTCCCTAAATACTCAGCTACTTACAGAGCTTAAAGTCATTAACGATAGCAAGATGGCCGAGGGTAATAAAGAGCTGGCACGTGAGGAGGCGTTTAAGAAGTATAACGCCGCAATTACTGCAGCTGGCACCCTTGCCGCTAAGGAGTCCTATAACGAGCGCGTACAGATCCAACTTACAGAGATCGCACGTCTAGCCTCTATCAGTAAGACCTCAAGCGCAGCTAATACCGCTAACCTATTACTTGAGTCCAGCGAGCTTAAAATGATCGATCGAGTGGCTAAGGCGCAAGCCGAGGCAGATAGAGCTCGACTTGACTCACTTAACGCTTACCTCGCGGCTCTAACTGGGGTAAAAGCCGCGGCGGCAACTCCTCCACAATTTAATAACCCGGGAGACTATCTCAAGCTAGGACCGCTAGGCGGCTTAGCTGCAGGGGTTATCGCTGGCGTTAATCCGGGCTTTACGCCGATGCCTCCTCTAGTGCCTGAACCTAATTCTGTCTGGAACCCTACTATGGGATTCCCCGGTCAAAGCGTAGAGATTACGGTAAACGCTGGAGTAGGAGATCCTGAGGCAATCGCTAGAGCCGTTGAGGATATTTTTAATCAATCAGGCTATAGAGGCACCTCAGTAGCCCGTAATACTGGAGTTTATGCGGTATGAGCACTTGGCTACCCGAATGGAAAATCATTGTAGGGACCACCGTTTACGATAACGTCCTATCGGTCAATATGGCTACGGGTCGAGATGACATCGATCTACAGTGCAACGCCGGGTATGCCCGTATGGAAATCGTAAATGTAAATAATACCGCCTTTGATATAGACGTTACAGACTCCCTAACCCTCGAACTTAAGAATAGCGCCGGGGTATATGTGCCCGTATTTGGCGGCGAGGTGTCAGATTTTGGTATATCCGTGCGCTCGCCGGAGGAGATCGGCTTTATAACAATCGGTAATATATTGGCCGTAGGATCTTTAGCCAAGCTTACTAAAGCCCTTTTCCCGGATGCCTTGTCTAAGGATGAGGACGGCGAACAAATCTACGACATCCTTAACGAGCTACTTATAAATTCGTGGTTTGAGGTAGCACCGGCTTTACAATGGTTTAACTACGATCCTACGACTACGTGGGCCGATGCAGAAAACGTAGGACTAGGCGAGATCGATCGACCGGGCCTCTACGAGATGATCCCTCGTACAGCTGAGCCAGCTAGTAGCTATAACCTATGCGCTCAGATCGCTCAAAGCGCTTTAGGTCAGTTATACGAGGATAAGGCCGGTCGAGTGTGCTACGCCGATGCAGACCACCGTACCGCCTACCTATCTACCAACGGGTACGAGACTTTATCGGCTAACTACGCTACGCCATCCAGCGTTAAATCGATCCTACAGATAGGCAAGATCCGTAACTCCCTAGTATTTAACTACGGCAACAATTACTCAAGCCAAGCTACGGCCCTTGATGCTACCTCTATCGCTACATATGGGCGCTATCAGCGTAGCATTACCTCTAACCTTGACAAAATAGCCGATGTAAATTTAGTAATGAACCGAGAACTAGGCCTTAGGGCCATCCCTCGAGAGCAGTTACAGAGCATTACATTTAGGCTCGATAACTCACAGCTCCCCGATGCAGAGCGAGATAAGCTCATAGACGTATTTTTTGGGCAGCCGGTAGTAATTAACGATCTACCGATCAATATGTTTAATGGCTCTTTTAATGGCTTTGTCGAGGGATTCTCTATAAAGGCTACGCCGTCATACGTAGACCTTACCCTTACTTTAAGCCCTACAGATTTCTCACTGATCGCGCCACAGTGGGCAACAGTTACCCCACCATCCCTCATATGGACCGGTGTAAATGCTACTCTTATATGGCAGAACGCTTTTGGAGGTTTAACTTAATGGCAACTACTACACCTAATTTTAGCTGGCCCGTACCGACGTCTACCGACCTCGTAAAAGATGGTGCTACTGCGATCGAGGCTTTAGGCGATTCTATCGACGCATCATTAGTCGATCTTAAAGGCGGCACTAGCGGCCAAGTACTAGCTAAAAACTCTAATACTGATATGGACTTTGTTTGGGTAACCGATGCAGCCGGTGATATTACAGGCGTTACCGCTGGCGTAGGTATCTCAGGCGGTGGTACAAGTGGCACCGTAACCGTTACTAACTCTATGGCTACGGCGATAGATGCTAAAGGTGATTTAATTGCCGGTACTGGAGCCGATACATTTTCACGTATTGCAGTCGGTACTAATGGACAAGTACTAACGGCTGACTCTGCCGAGGCAACCGGCTTAAAATGGGCTACTGCGACGAGCACCAGCGGTTTAACGGCAATTACTCCAAGTTCTATTACCGTAGGATCAGGCTCAGCTTCAAGCGCCGGTAATGGTCAAGTAACTTTTACGACAGTGGGTACAAACCTTTCATTAAACGGCGTATTTAGTTCGACTTATACTAATTATCTTGTAGTTTTTAGTTCTACTCAATCAACAACGGGAACGATGAGCGTAAGATTTAGAGCTTCGGGAACAGATACCAGCACAAATTACTATTATAATATTGTTGATTATTACAGCAACAGCGCAATCGTAGATTTAGCACAAGGCAACGGCACATCGTCTATTTTGCTTTATGATAGTAGTGTTATCGAAACTGGGTTTAATCTTAATATCTTAAACCCGAACGCATCAAGAAAAACTCTTTTATCTGGACAGTATGAAAATTGGCAATCTACGCCACGCCAGCAAGTAGGTTTAAGTTTTGGCACACAAAGCGACACCACAGCCTTTGATGGCATTACGTTTTTACCTAGCGGTGGAACAATGACCGGAACAGTCTCAGTCTATGGATTGGCGAAATAATGAAAAATGAAATAACACCTACAAATAGCGTTTGCCCGGTATTTATCGAGCCGATCGATGAGGCTCAATTAGAGGCCGACCAAAACGAGCGAGACCAACGAGCCGCTGATAAGCAAACTCGACTAAATGAACGTCAAGCGATTTTAGATCGCCTTGGCATTACCGCCGATGAAGCGGCTTTATTAGTCTCATAATGCTTACAAGCTATAACGGCTACCCGGCCTCAAAAGATCCGGATGAGATAAAGATAAAGTCCTACTCGGTAAGGGGTACGGATCGTAAGCTAAGGTGCGCTGAGAGTGTGGGACCACTCTTAGCGGCCTTTGCTGCGGACTTTCACGAGCTGATTGAGCCCATCGATGAGGGCACCTTTGACGATTGGGCTTACGCTTTCAGGATGGTACGGGGCACGACCGATAAATTATCCTGCCACTCCTCCGGTACGGCGATCGACCTCAATGCGACTAAACACCCTCTAGGTAAGCGTGGCACGTTTCCAGCTGAAAAGGTACCTATGATCCGGGCCTTATCTAAGAAATACGGCCTCAAGTGGGGCGGCGATTTTAAGAGCCGAGCCGACGAAATGCACTGGGAAGTCGAAGTAAAACCGGCCAAGGCTAAAGCCTTAATCGAGACTTTAGGTTTATAGTTAGACAAACCTTAAGGGCACTTAGGAGTAACAATGAAAGATCAACTAATAGCTGCCGGTATGTCATACGCACGTGCAGCTCTCGCAAGCGCAGCGGCGCTTTATATGTCAGGTATTACAGATCCTAAAGTACTAGCTAATGCTTTTATCGCCGGCTTAGTAGGCCCTCTACTTAAAGCTCTACAGCCAAGCGAAAAGCAGTACGGTTTAGGCTCTAAATGATCCGGGCCCTGATAGGGGCGATGTTGGGGACGTTACTCCTATCAGGGTGCGGTTACGACGGTTGGGTAAGATATGAGTGCCAAGAATACGAGAACTGGGAAAAGCCTGAGTGCGTTGAGCCGCAGTGTGTGGTTACGGGAACCTGCACTGAGGACCTTATTAGGCCATATGAATAAGGATAAGCGCCGTCTATCGCCTGAGGATATACACGCTCGCCTGATCTTTCTTATCGGTGCGGTACTGGCCTTAACCTTTTTTGTAATTACAGCTGGGGCCGTTTATGCGCTGGTTTTTGTCACTCAGCCCGTAGGTGCTCAAGCTCCCAATGATCGAGACTTTATACAGCTCTTACAAACTCTAGCCATATTCTTAACAGGTGCGCTAGGCGGAGTACTTGCCGGTAATGGGCTTAAATCTAAAGCTAAAGAACCTATTAAAACCGACACGCCTACATAGATACTTGCCTTATGTCAGATAGTGGGCGCATACTGATACCACAAACGCCGAGAGGGCTACTCGGATAGTATGCCTAATCGGCCTTAACAAAGGGCGATATATGAACAGTGCAGATTTTATAATAGTAATTACCATAACGGGCATAATGGCGGCGTTTATCAAAGCTGCCTACACCCTGGGTTATCGAAACGGGCACGGCGAGGGTTACATACGAGGCCGAGCAATCGTGCAAGCTCTTAAAGAAAAGAACCTAATCTGATGGGATTCTTAGATAACTACGAGGATGTAAACACTCGCATTAAGCGCTTTAGATCAGAATTCCCTACGGGCCGCTTAGTGGCCTTTATCGAGGACCTTGACCTAGTCAAAGGTACGATCCTAGTGAGAGCTGAGGCATATCGTAAATACGATGATGAGCTACCTAGCGCCGTCGATTACGCTTTTGGCAACGTAGCGACATATCCTCAAAATATGAAGAAATGGTTTATAGAGGACACATTTACAAGCGCCTACGGTAGAGTTATCGGCTTACTATCGCCGAGTGAAGGTGGCAGACCTACCGTACAGGATATGCAAAAGGTAGAGACGGCGGCGGCTGAGCCCGATTACTGGACTACTAAATTCGTAGCCGATGATATACCTACGCTAGGTAAAGCTATTGAGACCATCGAGCAGGGCTTAGGCGGCGTATTACCTGAGGCAGCGCCTAGATGCGTGCACGGCACGATGGTATGGGCTAAAGGTACAAGCGCCAAGAACGGTAAAGAGTGGGCCGCATATAAGTGCACCGAGCGCAGTAGAGATAAACAGTGTGATCCTATATGGCACGTAATAGGTAGTGATGGTAAATGGAAACCTCAACAATGACCGAGCAGGGCCTCTTTGACTACATCAAGGCTACATACCTTGAGGATCTAGAGAAGTCCGAGCACACTTACGAGTACATCGATGCC